AGAATATACTGTAAACGAACTTGAAGAAATGATTAACGATGTTTCAGAAGAAGCAAAAGAAATTGCAGAAATGGAACAAAGACAAGAAAGAAAAAATTGGAAAGATTATCGTAAAAAAATAACTGAACACGCTAAGTATTTTGGAATTTCAGTTGCGGATGCTATTATAGAAGATATAAGAAAAAGTGATGTTGCATATGCAGACGGTAGGGCAGATTTAGGATATTATCTTTATAAAAAAGAATTACCTTTTAAGAAAGATAAGATAATTGCAAAAGTTTTAGGTCAAAAGATTGAAAAAACTTTTGGTGATAGAATAATTTACATAGGAGAATAATTATGGATATTGTTATTAAATCAAATAAACAAGGGGATGTTCTTTTAAGGAGAACTCAAAAAGAACCAGTATCAAATAGATACATAATTAAAAGGGCAGATGGTGAAACCATTCAGTTGAATGTAAATCATTACAGTCCTTTTCAGGCAAAAAGAATTTTCGAAAACCAAAGTCAGTGGATATAAGAATGGGATACACAACAACGGTCTTGACAATTTTTGCGTCATTGTATATAATACTACTCGTAAAATTTATGGGTTTGATATGAAAAAAGATGTTCATCATTTTCTAAGAGAAGATTGGAGAATGGACAGCGATGAAAGACAGTATCTAAAAGATTATTTTAGTGATAGGAAAAGTATTCCTTGTTTTAATTCTGAGTTAGATTATCCTGATAAGGTAAATTCTAAGTCTTGGGGTAGAGAAAAACCCTTATATTGGAGTTCTTATAAAAGAGTACTAGACCAAATAGACAAAGACCAATGGGTACTTGATGTGGGTTGCGGTATTAATCCACTCAAATTTTTTCATAAAAAAACTTGGGGTATTGATATTACTGATGTTGGTTCTGACGAACAAGTTGCAATCGAGGATTTTAAAGTCCCAAATCAAGTCAGAGTTTTTACTAAAAAGTTTGATGTTGCAATCTGTTGGGGAAGTATTAACTTTGGTAGCTATCAACTGATTAAAAAACAAATAGAAAAACTTGCATCAGTAATGAACGAAAAAAAATCAGTTATCTATTGGAGATTAAATCCAGGCATGGCCGACCATGTTGATGAAAGATGTCAGAACATAAACTTCTTTCCTTGGTCAAGTGAGTTGATGTTTGAGTTTGCAAACGAACATAATTATACGATTACAGAATTATTACCAGATGAAAACAGAATATATTGTAAGTGGGAGAAAGGAACTAATCACATGTGTAATAGCGGAATTTTTGTTAAAGAAGGAGAAAAATAATGGAACTGATAGGAATATTTGTTTTAGTTTTACCTTTTGTTATAGGTTATAAAATAGGTAAACAAGCGGGTATTAAACAACAAAAGATTACAAGTCATATTGATAGTCTACCCGAAAAACGAGAAGAAAGGCCTGGTGTTGCAATTAGTAATAAACCCCCACTTACGGGTAAAGGTCAGTTTGATAAACAAAGAACTACATATACCGAAGGCGACAATACATGAATATATTTTATTTAGACCACCATACTCAAAGGTGTGCAAATCAACACTGTGATAAACATGTTGTCAAAATGATTATCGAGTATGCACAACTATTGTCTACTGCACATCGAGTAATAGATGGTATTCCATATGATGATAGAACTGCAAATGGTCGTAGAATTAAAAGATGGAAGATGGTAAAAAATCCTAATATGGAAAATACTCTTTACAAAGCTGCAATGGTTAATCACCCAAGTGCAATTTGGGTTAGACAAAGTTCGAAACATTACAAATGGTTGTATAATTTGTTTATGAATTTATGTGTTGAGTATACTCGTAGATATGGTAAGATACATTCTACTGAAAGATTACTTGGAGATTTACTTGGATACACTCCAAAGAAAATAGAAGATAATGGATTTACTGAACCACCACAATGTATGCCTGAGTATTGCAAAGTAAAAGGTAATACAATTCAAGCATATAAAAATTATTACATAAACGAAAAACAGTACTTTGCAAAGTGGACAAAACGAACAGAACCCGAATGGTACACCGAAGGTACGGGAACATATAGTTCATATGCCAGCTAAGTTCTTAGAACTCGATAGAGTCGATGTAATCCATAAACTTGTCGAGAACATAGTAGATGTTGAGTTCATTAAAGAAAAGGACATAGAACTTAGGAAAATGCGTTGTACTTTAATGGATACTGAAATACCTGATGATAAAATGCCTAAATCAGAAATGTTATGGCATTATCAGAATACAGATAAAGTTATCAAAGTCTTTGATTTAGACCTTCAACAATGGAGAGCATTCCGTCTGGAGAATGTGACTCGATTTGACATTTCTTGTTGACTCGTGTATAATGGCTAACATAAACTAGAAGAGGTGTATAAATATGAATAGAGAACTGTTCGTGAAAAAGAAAAAAACATATAACCCTAATCCAAAACCATTTGAGTGGGAACATGGCAGTTATAATGCGGGTGAAATAATAGACGATGCATGGGTGCATTACGACTACTTTGGAGAAGATGAAAATCCTGAAAAGAATAGATTTGAAGAAAACACTCAGAAGTTTAGTTATAAACTCATTGATGAAAAATACAACGACTACAAAAGTCTTATCCTAACACCAAAGTATTTAAAGATACTCATGAATGAAACAACTCTATCTGACCAAGAAGTGAAAGAGTACATTTGTAATGTAATACTCAAAGAAGAAAATGACAAAGTCCGAGAAAGAAACAATCAAAAAGCAAAAGAAAGAAGAGAACGCAACCGAGGATAATTTTCTTACAAGAAAAAAGTTCACGGAAATGGTTCTTGACTGTGTTAAACAGAATAACTTATCTTACATAGATGCAATTGTACATCTGTGTGAAAAGAATAATATTGAGATAGAAGATATTAAGAAGTATATCTCTCCCGCAATCAAAGACCATTTAGAAGCAGAAGGAATGGATTTACATTTACTTCCAAAAGGTAATACATTATTTTAAAAATTATACTTGACATTACTTGTATAAATAAGTATAATACACAACGATTTATATTATGAATAAAGTGGACAAACAGAAGACAAATAATACGGAGTATACAAATGTCATTTGAAAACTTAAAGACCAATCGCACCGATGTCTCAAAACTAGTTTCTGCAGTGCAAGAAGCTACTGGTGCAACAACCCAAAAGAAATCTTACGAAGACGAAAGATTTTGGAAACCCACTGTAGATGAATCTGGTAATGGTTATGCTGTTATCCGATTTCTACCAGCCGCAGAAGGTCAAGAATTACCATGGGTTAGGTATTTCGACCATTTCTTTAAAGGCCCAACTGGACAATGGTATGTTGAGAAGTCTCTTACATCTATTGGTCAGAAAGACCCACTTGGAGAACTGAATTCTAGATTATGGAATTCTGGTATCGAAGAGGATAAAGAAACTGCAAGGAAACAAAAAAGAAGATTGCACCATGTCGCAAACATCATGATTGTTTCTGACCCCGCAAATCCTTCCAACAATGGTAAAGTATTCCTTTACGACTTTGGAAAGAAAATCATGGATAAAGTTATGGATGTTATGCAACCACAATTTCCTGGCGAAGAACCAGTAAATCCATTTGATTTTTGGAATGGTGCGGATTTTGAATTAAAGATTACTAATGTCGCTGGTTATCGAAACTACGACAAATCTTCGTTCAAACCCGTAAGTCCATTATACGATGCAGACGAAACTAAACTTGAAGCAACTTATAACTCTATGTTTGATGTTGCGGAGTTCGTTGACCCAACCAACTATAAAACTTATGATGAACTAAAACAGAGACTATCTGTAGTTCTAGGTGAAGCAGTTGGAGAAGGTAAGACTCAGAGTATGGAAGACTTAAGTAAAACTGCAGAAGCAGTTGAACCTAATAAAGTTGAAACACCAGTTGTTGCACCGAGTTCACCAGAACCCGCAGTTGCGTCAACTGAGTCTGATGATGAAACTTTGAGTTATTTTGCTAAACTTGCAAATGACGAATAATTAAAACTTAATTTAAAAACAAGAGTTTTAGACCCCATGGAAACATGGGGTTTTTTTATTTTGCAACTTCTTGTTTATCATTATCTTTACCAAAAAAGAAATCTTTAACACCACCCAAAATTCCAGTATTACTATTATTATTACTAGTTTGACTTTGGTCTTTTACACTATTATCGATAATATTAATATTAGAACCAGCTATATTAGCTTGATTAGCCTCTCTAATTGTTTTTTCTTTTTCACTTTCACCACTTGGTTTTGAAAGAACAGTTTCAATATCACTTCCAGATATTGTAGAATCAAATGCCTTATTAAATCTATCACTTACAGTACCCGCACCAAAAATATTTGCAGCTGCAGTTATACCATTAAAAAATGCCATAGGTAATTTTAAGAGATAATCTAATGTACCTTTGATTTTGTCAACTGCTCTTCGAGCTAATTCTGTAATATTTCTAAATGCATTATGTATTCTATCGCTAATAAATTCTATTGAGTTCGTAAAAAAGTCAGAAATTGAGTCACCAAAATTTTCCATAAACGATGAGACAAGTTTTTTTATCATTGAAAATGGGGATATAAAGTCTAGTTTAGTTATATTAAAATTGTCCATAAGTTCTGATATTGAACCAAAAAATCCAAATACAATTTCTTTTATTTTATCAAAAATAAATCTAAATCCATCTGCAAAACTAAAATTTAAAATGTCGTTTTTAATTTTTTCATCTGGAATGAATAATCTAGCAAGTAGGTCAACAGTAAAAAATTTAAGAGTATCCAAAAGTCCACCTACAAACATTGCAACGAATTCTTTAATACCCACAAAAAGACCGTCTAGAAGAGCTCCCATTCCAGCAAGTATAGGATTAACGCCTTCTTCTGTTAAACTTCCAAAAGTATCTCTCATTGCATTCAATCCCCTAAAAAATGCAATTGCAATTGTTATGGGTTTAAATAATCTTCCTAATGTTTGACCTATTGCAAATCCAATTCTTCCAAATATACCAAAAAATTTACTTACACCTTGAAAAAATTTACTTACTTTAGAAAATGATTTTTCTCCAAGTAAACCTTTAGTTAAAGAACCTATGTTTGTAAATAAATTTCTTAGTGGTTCAAAAGTTTTCAAACTAAAAATACTCCTAACCACATTACCTATTTTTTCAAACAAAAGCATTAATTGAAATCTAACAAACCCTAGTCCCTTATTTGGGTCTTTTAGTTGAAAAGTCATTAGGAATAATCTTCTTGTGCTTGAAGTAAAAGAAAACAAATCTTCAAATGCAGCTTGTAAAAATCCAAAAAATCCAGCGACAATAAGAGATAGACCACCCACAAATCCTTTAAAAATACCACCGCTATCTTTAAGTTCATCACCTAAACCTTTGAATTCTAGTTTTGAAATAGTGTTTCCTAAATCTTCACCTTGTTCTCTTCTTTTCTCTTCTTCTTCGAGTGCGTTTACCGATTGTGATGCAATAAATTTTTTGAATACATCACCAAATGAACTAAGAACTGCATTCGTTTCTTTGTCAGTTTTATTTTGGTCTTCAAGAGTTGAAGTCAAATCTAACAACAATTGACTTTGAGGATTATTAATAGTTTCGTCTACCATACGTCTATTTATACTTAGACTCGTTTGTTTTTTGTTGTTCTTCTTGTTTTTTTATCCAATCTACCAACAAATTAACATATATTTCCCTTTCCCATGGTATCATATTTTCTAATTCAGTCAAACTATAGTTGTAATTCTGCATCATTGCAAAATTAGTTTGATAATAGTTAACTAAATTTTCATGCGAAAGGTTTAGGAGAAAAAATCCGATATCCCCGATAATTGTTGTTCATTGTCATGAGAACAAGAACTACATGTAAATGATACATCTTTTTTTAATGTTGGCATTGTTGCAATATAATCAGTTATCATTTTAAATTGTTGAGAATTCATAGACTCTATAAACGAATTCATTTCTTGTTCACTTACTTCATCTGCATCTATTCTTGTATCTTCGGTCATGACTGAACTTATACATTTATTAACAATTTTATAAGTTAACTCAGACTCTTTCATTTCTTCTTGCCAGTTATCAATAAAAACTTCAAAAGAAGGATATCTAAGTTCAACTGTAATTTCATCTGATATTTTGATTATGTTATCAACTTCTGGTACATCGACATTTGCTGAAGATAAATCTATTCCTATTTCATTTTCGTGTCCACATTCAGAACATTTAATCATAACTTTTGTAGACTCACCTACAGATTTACTTCTTATTTGAGTAAACATATATTCAACATCAAACATAGTAAGTTTTGAAGTATCTATAGTATCTGAAACACACGCATCAATAGTACCAATCATAGCACTTAGTGCCTTCTTTTGGTCTTTAGATTCAAATGCAAGAAGAAGTACCTTTTCTTCTTTTACAAGATATGGACGAAAGTTAACTACTTTTTGAGTTGACGGTATCGTCATTTCATGCGAAGGGGTCGCATTCAGTTTTGGTAAAACATTATTCATAATATTACTCCTATTATAATGTATTTCTATTTATTCAAATTTTAAGTGAGTCTGGAAATATTTTTGAAAGTCCAGTTTTTTCAATAACCTTATCTAACAGTTTATCTTTTATATTACCTTCAACGATAGTAAAGTCTTTGTATGATAGTTGCACGGTTATTTCAACTAAACCATCTGGGTCATTTGACAAAGGTATTTCATTTAATGTAGTCGGATACGCTTCATTTAATCTTACTGAATAGTTCACACCTTCTGCTAAAGTAGTTAAGTCTTGTCGACCAACTAAACCTAAATCAAAAGTACCATTCTGTAAATCTAGTGGGCCAACATTTGGTAATCTTTCTGCAAGTGCATCGGGTAAAGGATTATCAAATAACTTTTTAGGCCCTAATAATGGAGACTTCGCATTCTTTTCCAACTGTTGTATCACTACTGGTTTGGTGTAATCTTTATAATATCCTACTTCTAAACTATCTGGATTTACTGCACCAGACTGCCAGACATCAAAATATTTTCTTGCTTTGAAATCATTTAATCCAATAAAGGTCATACTTACATCTGCAAATGCAGTTCCATTTGCAATTTTTCTATTTGTCGTACCAAGTTGATAGTCTACAGACATTATTTGTTTTCCAGGCAAAGAAACACTTTTGCAAAGTAAATCTAGACTCCTTGCGGATACTCCACCCACTGGTGGTAAAAATACTCGATATCGGTTCGCAAGTGCAAGACCATCACCACTTGTTATTTCTGATTTTAAATCATCTATTCTAGCCATTTATTTTCTTCCTACTGTCTGAGTATATTTTCTGTTTTGATGCCTTTTCAAATATTGCGGTTGGTAAAAAGGTTGCAATCTCCCATTCGGGTGCTTTTACTTCTGCAAACTTACTCTTTACATGTGCGGTCAAATAGTGTTTAATACAAGGTTTATAGTATTCTAATTCTGATGTTCCCGCAAGTAATTTAGTTGTCACATTGAACTTTGCGTCATCACTCTTTTTACTTGTCACATTATCCATAAGTGCATCAAGAAATTGAGCACGAAGTATTGGTGGTAAATAATGTAGGTTCATTCCAAGAAACCCACCTTTTGCGGGTTTAATTATAATTGATAATGGAAATCTATCATAATAAGGTAAAGTCTCTTTATGTTTTGGGTCATAATAAAACATTTGCATTGAACCAATTATTCTACGACCACTTCTACTTAGTGGTTCTTCTTGCATTAAGTTTTCACGATTAATACCACGCATAGTCTTTGCTTTTTTCATAAACCACTCTCTACTCTCTTTAGTTCTTGGAGTAATTTGATTTCTAAAAGCTGCAAGTTCTAACTTCTGGAATATATTTGACATACTTCTATTTATACTTATTTTTTTCTTTTTGTAAAAGGTTTTAAGGGTTTCATAGATTTTGGTAGAATACCCATAGACTCTAAAGTTTTCTCCGTCCAGATTTGAAACTCATATCCATTATCTTTTGCAAACTCATTAGCTGCGTCCCATTTATTCATATTCCTTACATATGTTGCAGCTTCATTAATAAATGTCTTGGTTCTTCTACTTCCTTTTCTGGGTGGTTTAGTTTGTGAGTCGGGTTTTATTTCTACTAGTATAGTCTTACCTTCTTTAAATGTTATTTTTAAATCAAGAAAATATCGATGATATCTTTTGTCTACTTCATAAAAATACGGAACAACAACTTCTTCGGAACTCCATGATGCTACTTTGGGGTTTTCATCACACCAACGAAAACAATTACGTTCCCATAGTGAACGAAAGATAACATTTGCATAGTCACCTTTATACTTTTTTGTATTTTTTACTTTATATCTTCCTTTGTATGTCTTCATTTGTGTATAAATAGAACATAACACTATTTAGTAGGAAAGTATATGCCTAGAAGAGAAAACATAATACAGAGAAGAAAAGCTCGAGAAGAAAGAGAGGCTAGAGTTAATGCAAAAAAAGAAGAACTAGCAGACCAAACCACAGATGAACCAAAAGAAAAGGCATCGGATGGTTCGGAACAAAAACCAATACAAGAAGTAGTCAATCTTAAATATCCCTTAGATGATTTGGATTATAAAGGTACACTTACTTTTGAAATGGTACAAGAAGAAACAAATAACGAAATCGTTGAAAGTCTTGCTGAACAAGGTACTAATGATGCTATTAAAAAATTTGAAGACAATGTAATACAAGAAGCTGCAACAGAAGAAGAAAAAGCAGAACTAGAAGTATTAGAGGCTAAAGAAACAGCCTTTGCAGCTACAGGCTCTAGTACTGGAAAGAGAAAGCAGAATAGAGACTATGATGTTGTTAAAGAAAGACAAGACGCAAAAGAAAAGAAAAAAGAATTAGAAGGTAAAATACTAGAAAGAGCAACAGAAGAAAATCCAAATTCTTCTCAATCTGTAGAACCTTTGACAGAAAGAAAAAGAGTCACTTTATATTTACCAATGGCTTTAAATTTTAGAGACAATGTAGGTTATGAAAATGCTGATTTAGGTTTTGCGGGTGGTCTTGTTGAAGGTGGTGCTTCAGGTGGACAAACTGGTGTAGGGGGTATGATACAAAGTGTTATTGAAGGAAGTGGAGCAACTATAACTTCTCTCTTTGGTGAACAGAGTGGTGACCTTGCAACATTAGCTGCATTACAAGTAAATGTTATAGGAAAAAGTCTTGGAGAAGGTACGATGTCTGCACTAAGACAAGCGGGCGGAGTTAGATTAAATCCAAATACTCGTGCATTATTTAAATCAGTTGCACTTAGAGAATTTGCATTTCAGTTTAAATTTATTGCAAAATCTTTAGAAGAAGCAGAACAAGTTAAAAAAATAATTAAATTTTTTAGAGAAGAACTTTATCCAGAGGACATCAATGTACCCATAGGTGACGAAGGTAGTCAAATACCAGTTTCGGTTGGTTATAGATTTCCTAAAAAGTTTGTAATTACACCACTATATAATGGTCAAACAATTACTCAAAAAATACAACCTTGTTTTTTAAGGGATGTGAGTGTAGTTTACAATCCAACAAATCAAGCAATGCATGGTGGAGACAATCCACATTTTACTGAAATAGATATGTCACTTGCATTCACCGAAACTAGAACTCTTTCTAGAAAAGATATTTCAGAACACGGATTTTAGGAGATATAAATGGCATCTGGTAATTATTTTAAAAACTTTCAATTTGCAGAATATAAATTTGGTGATAATTCTGATATAGATTTATTTAAGGACATAACTCAATATGTAGATTTGATTGACCAAATCAAAAATAATATAGCTTTTACAGAAAAATATCAAATATTATCTGGTGATAGACCTGATATAGTATCTCATAAACTTTATGGTACTATGGATTATTACTGGACATTTTATTTAATGAATGACCACATAAAATTAAGTGGATGGCCACTAAATAATGATGAAATACTTGACCAAGTAAAATCAAAATATCCAAATCGTGTTTTAACAACAACAAGTGAAATTGGTGCATTGTTTCCAGTAGGTCAGGTAATTGAAGGACAATCTTCAAGTTCAATTGGTAAGATTGTAAAAAGAAACTTAGATTTAGGACAATTATTTGTTGAATTAACAACGGGTACTAAATTTACTGCGGGAGAAACTATATCTTATGTAGATACTGGTGCAACGGGTAGTCCAACCCGAACTCTTACAATAACTGGTGAAACTGAACAATTTAATGCAGTGCATCATTATGAAGATAATGGAGAACAAGTAGACATTGACCCATCTAGTGGGCCAGGTGCAAGTTTAACACCCATAACTTATCGTGATAGACTCGAAACTAAAAACGATGAGTTAAGAGAAATTGTAGTAATTCATCCGAGAAATATAGTATCAATTGTATCTGAATTTCAAAGGTTCATAAAACAAAGATGATATGCAACAAAGTCAATATATTATAACAGAAGCTTCTTTAACAGCGGATAGACTTGGTGGTTTTGAAACTGAGTCTATTGATATTAGAAATTTAATCATGGAATTAAGTCTTTATGAAAGTATATACGATATGTGTATTACTGGTGAAATAACAATACTGGATGATAAATCTTTATTTGATGAAATAGATTTTAGAGGTACGGAAAAATTAAGAATAAAAATTGCTGGAAAAGATAAGGATATAGAACCAGTAATGGAAAAAACTTTTATTTTAGATAGTATTAAACAAGAAAATAGGGGTTCTAATAGTCAAGGAGTTTTTACCTTTAGTGTAATCGAAGAACATGGTATTCTTGCAACTGCACAAAAATTAAGGAATTCTTACCGAGGTTCAATTTCTAATATTATTACTAAAATAGCAATATCATATTTAGATAAGTTTGTTGATACATCTTACACTGGTCAGTTAGATGCCATACAAGACAGTATAAGGGTTATCATACCTAACTTAAACCCTAATAAAGCAATCAAATGGTTAACTAGTCGTGCAACTACAACTACTGGTTCTCCGTATTTTATCTGGTCAACTATACAAGATAATAATCTTAGATTTGGTAATTTAGATGTTATGTATAGTCAAGAACCTTGGAATGAAAATTTTCCATATACTTATAATCCCGCAAATGTTAGTACTGCAGAAGCAAAAAGTGAATTAGAAAGTGCATTTATAATAACCGCTTTAATTCCTGGCGAGTCTAATAATTTATTAGAGTCTATTGTAGAGGGACATTATGGTGCAAATCAAGAAACAACTAATTTAAATACGGGACAGATAGAAAGAAGACACTATAATGTTTTAAACACTTTGAATAATTTAGATAGAGAAGGTATAATTAAAATTGAAAAACAAAATGTTTATGATGACCAATATAGATTAAATGATATTCCACTCGCATCTTACGATGCAGTTAATATACATTCAATTTTATCAAGTGGGGTATATGGCGATTACAAATCATATCATGATGAGTTTGATAAATCATTACTTACAAAAAAATTAGAATCTGCAAGTATTAACAACCTTTTACTTAAAAACTGTTATCATCTTGTAATTCCAGGCTCAGGTTTTTTTATAGGTAAAGCAACAGTTGGTGATACCGTAAATGTAAGAATTGTAAATACAAATTTAGAAGTTGGAGAACAAACAACAAAAGATAATTTAATTGATAAAAAGAAATCTGGTAAACATTTAATTACTAAACTAAGACATACTTTTAGAGGGGAAAAACACGAAACCTATATGCAAGTTGCAAAACTAGAGAAAGCAATATGATTGAATTAAAACCACTATCGCATGAATATTATGGAGATAATATTCGTTGGTTTATTGCAACTGTAATAGATGCAAGTCCACCATTAGGTTTTGAGGGTCGTGTAAAAATAAGAGTACATGGTTTACATAGTCATGAAACATACTTATTACCACAACAAGACTTACCATGGGCGCAATGTGTTCTTCCAACTACCGAAGGGGGTATATCTGGTATTGGTAAATCACCAAAAATACAACCAAACTCATTAGTCTTTGGTATGTTTATGGACGGTAGACACTCACAAACACCAATTATTTTAGGTTCTCTACCACACATTGAATTACCTACAATAACACAAACTAAACAAACTCAAGAAGATATCGGGGACGACAGTAAACCAGAAAATTTATTTAGTTCTGGAGTTAAATTAAAAAAACCTAAAGATATAGGTATTGATAATGATAACAATAGAAAAATAATATCTGAAAAAGTTAGAAGTCAAAGACTAAAAACTGCAGTTCGATTCTTTTTGAATTTAGGTTATACCGAAAAACAATCAATTACTTTGACTGCGGGTTTATTTATTACTAGTAAACTTGTGACTAACACCGAAGGTGATAAAAAAGGTATTGGTGGTTTTACGGGTAGTCGTTTTGTAGATTTAGTTAACTTTTCACCTGCTTTTAATAAATTTGATAAACAGTTAGAGTTTGTTGCATACGAATTAAGGGGTAAAAAAGCAAACGCAAATATATTATTACTACAATCAGATAATATAGAGGGTATAAATAATCTTGCAGATATTGTCACTAAATTTTATTTAGAAAATACCCAGAAGGGTGTTGCGGGAGAGGTTGAACAAAAAGCATTAGAAATACTGGAGAGTATCGGTGGCTAATTTAAGAAGACAGATTAACGCAAGATTAAAATCTTTAAACCGTCAAGATGCGGAACAAAAGTATCAAACTGAAACTAAAGTTAATACGGTAGAAGAAAGGAGAGCAAAACTTGACACAATTATTGGTCGAGACGATAAAACCACTTCGGGTATTGAGTCTCTTGAAGTAGTTCAAAATTCTGCGGGTGATGTTATTCAAGGCGAAGGTGTTGCACTTATAACAGACGCAGCTGGTATTACTGGACAAATAGACCCTAAAAGTAAAACACTGCCTTATTCTACATCAAATGTTGTACTTAATTATACAAGTGCAGACTCAGGATATGACTCAGCAGGATTTACTGTAAGTGCAGAAAAAACTGGGGGTGAAGTACCACAAGCATTATCATCATTACTTGGTGCAATAACTGGTTTACCGATACCTAAATTAGAACTTCCAAAGTCTCCTTTAAATATGATTGCGTCTGGAAGTCCATCAGGAATAAGTGATGCATTAGATAAAGCAAAGTCACTTGCAAACGGAAAAGGAAGTGAAGTGCAAGCGGGATTAAGTTCAGTTTTAAGTGCAAGTGAATTATCTGAAATTGCTGATGTTGTTCCTAATCTTGATATTCCAAACATAGGTGGTCTTGGAGACAAACTAGGGGGTGCAATCTCAGGAGTTCCCGCATTGAAAACTATAGACGACCCATTAGATGATTTAGGTAATGTAAAAAATATTACGGGTATTGAAGCACTTTCTGCAAAATTAGATACAAAAAAACTTACTCTAACTAGCATTCCAAACATGGATAAATTAGATAAACTTGGTGATTTAAAAAGTGGAATAGATAGACTAAAATCAGGTGCAAGTGGATTTACTGCAGATTTAACAAGTAAACTAGATGTTGGTCTTGGGGGTAATTTACAAAACATTACCGAAGGTCTTACTTCAAACACCAAGAATACAGTTATTGGTATGGCAAGTGGTAATGCATTTACATCTGGTAAATTAAAAGAAATTACCGAAAATATTACCGAAGATACGCCTTTAGGTGACGCAAAAGCAATAAAGTCAATAACTGGTAATGCAAACATATCCGAAAAAATGAAAGGAGTTGTTGAAAATGTACCAGTTGGTACTAATCCAGAAAATTTTAAATCAGAAGTAGAAAGAGTTGCAAAAGAAGAGGGTATTTCAAGTGATGAAATTGATAACGCAACTGGAGTAATTGATAGAGCGGATGATGAAATTAAAAAATTAAATCCAACAATTGCGGGTCAAACAGTATTAGATACAGAATTTTATGACCCCCCAAAACCAATCGGAGAAGAAATTTCCAAATGGTCTGGTAGAACTAGTAGTCTTGATGTGTTTACTTATGTATCGTCAGTAGAAGAACTTAATTCAGAAATGCAAGCAATTTCAAGACCTATCAGTGAAATTGTAATTCATGCAACGGAAACTACAACTGATAAAGATATCGGTGCTATTGAAATAAATAATATGCAAAATAAATTAGGACATGACGGTATTGGATATCATTATGTAATAAGAAGAGACGGTAGATTACAACGAGGGCGTCCAGCAGACAGAATAGGTGACCACACTTCCGTCAATAATCATAACAATTTTTCAATTGGAATTGTATTAGTTGGTGGTATTAATATCGCAACTGGACAAGTTGAACCACTTGCGAATAGGTCTGCATCTTCGTTTACTAGAGAACAATACACGACTTTAGAGAGGTTTTTAGAGGCATTTTATAGTAAGTATCCAGGCGGAAATGTTTTTGGTCACAACGACTTGGACGTTGATGAAATAGACCCTTACTTTGATGTGCAAGACTATGTTGAAAAAGTATTTAGAAAATCAACAAATAAAATTGTTGACCCACTTTTAGAAAGTCCAGTAGACCCAACAGATACATCGGTGAACAAATGACAACAAAAAAAGATAATTTTGAATTAAGAACACAAAAATTAGGTGAAGGAGTTGAAGAAAGTCTTGGTATACCCGAAGATGGTTTTCAAGACCCCACGGGTGAGTTTCCGAAAAGAGACTATAACTTTGGTTCTGGTATAAACAAAGCCGCAAGAGGTACAAAAATTAATAAACTCTACACTGGGGGTGGAGATATTGGCGTACCTTTAAATATAGAAGACCAAAGACCTTCGGAGTTTCCTTTTAACCAAGTAGATGAAACGATATCGGGACATGTCGTTGAATATGATGATACTCCAGGCGGAGAGAGAATACTAATCAGACATCGAACTGGTGCGGGTGTAGAAATGCGAGCAGATGGAAGTGTGGTTGTTTCTTCTACAAATAACAAGGTTGAAGTGACTGGTGGAGACCAAACAGTTATTGTTGAAGGTGCGGGTAATTTAGTATATAAAGGTAATATGAATTTAACCGTGACTGGAGACTACAATGTTGATGTTGGTGGTAATTATAATGTAAATGTTGCGGGTAATCATATTATGGGTATTCGTGATAACCATCGTACTTTTGTTTCAAACAATTCAGAATATGTGACTAAAGGAACTAAATCTACCAAGACCATTGGAAAACACTCAGATATTATGTTATCAGATAATAATCAATTCGTCAAGGGTACGCAGAAAAACTGGGTACAAGGTGAAGTCGAAATGAATTCAGAAAAGGGTATATTAATAACTGGTAAAGAGTCGATTGCAGCTACATCAAAAGCAACAAACATAACTGGTAGTGAAAAATTATCAGTTCTTGGTACTGCGGGTGATATTGGGGGTAAATCAATTAACTTTACTGGTAAGGTATATCAAGGTAATGCAGGCCCTAAACCATATGCTAGTGATGCAGCTTTCTTTGGTTCGTTTTTTGGACAATCAACATCCGCAATGTTTTCTCGATTTGCATGGAAAGCTGAAAAGTCTAAGTTTGCAGAAACTTCGGGTGTCACTGAGTCACAAAATTATGCAGAAAATTTAACAAGTAGTGGTGGAAGTGTACCAACTGGTGGTGCGCCCGAAACTATTAATCAACAACAAGATTTATCTGGTGCGCCTTGGAGTGGTACTTTTGAAGAGTGGCCAGTACCAGAAGTAGTGACTGCACTTGCAAATCAAGGTGAATTTGCAATTCGTGATGTAGTAATTGATGAAGGAGATAAGTTAAAAGATATTCTTGACCTAACTAATGATTATAAAGGTATCTTTAACAAACATCCAAGTACTCAAGAAATTCGTTCTGCAATGCGTAGTTCAGGTAATCGAGACACTTTACTTGGACAACTTATGAGTGAAGAAAGAGTTGGAGACAAATCTTTTACTGCAAATCCACCCGCAATTGGTAGAACTGTTGGTAAAGAACCAACATCTAGATTTGGATATATTCCAATAGGTAATGCAATTGAAAATAGAGGAAAGAGGTTTACACCAAAATGATAATATTAGTTGACCCAGTATTTAATCCTAACTTTGCGGGACAAATAAGTTCTGCAACAAAATTAGGGCCTGGAATAACCATTGCAAAGTTTTTAGGTGCATATGGTGATAGAACTCCATTTGATTTTGTGGGTGATGAAGAAACTCGACTGTCTACCGCAAGACAATTATACTTACAAGCAGAAATGATGAGAGTAATTCAAGGTAATATAGAATTATTTAATGATGTTCGATTGATTGTTAGTGAAGGTATTTATCGTGCAGGCCCAACAGAAACTTTATCAGGAGATTGTGAAAAGAAAAACAAAGGACAATTAATTTATTACCAAGTAATCAATCAAGATGGAACTATTGATTTCGAAACAACATTTGAGATTGCAGAATACTGGAAAGATTATACAACTTACGAAAAACTTATATTAGATTATGATACCTATAATCCAGATGGGTCATTAACTGCACAAATTGGTGTAGAAATGCCTGTTGTTGGAGAAACTTTTGATGCAAACTTTAGTAAGAATGTGGAAACAGTATATAACAATGTTTTACAAAGTGCAAATGAATTGGTAGAGATTAAAGAAAAATAGTATAAATAGAAGTATGACTAGATACGCATATTCAAGAGAAGACCAAGGGGATTTAAATACATCCACAGTATCGTCTGCAAGAAATCAAAGTTTTATTGACATAGATTTAAATTTTGCTGTAAAAAGTACATCTGGTGATATTTTTAAAAAGACTGACCAAGGTGCAGTAAAACAAGCAATAAAAAATTTATTATCAACTAATAAGTTAGAAAAACCTTTTAATGCAAAATTTGGTGCGGACATTACAGGTATGTTATTTGAACTCGCAGACGGAGAAAGTGACTATTTTTTAAAAAGAGATATTATTGCAATAATACAAAGATTTGAACCGAGAGTTCAAGTTTTAAATATAGAAGTACAAACTGACCCAGACTATAATAGATTGGGTGTAAAATTAGAATTTAAAATAATAAACACTCAAGAAGTCGTTGAGTTTACTACCAACTTAAGGAGACTAAGATAAAATGGCAACTACAATTCAATCAACCGCACTAGATTTTACTGCAATTAAAAATAATTTAAAGACCAGTTTAACTCAGTCGACTGAGTTTAGTGATTATAATTTTGAAGCATCTGGACTATCGAATGTATTAGATGTTCTTGCAACGAATACGCATTTTAATGGACTCATCGCTAATTTTGCATTAAACGAATCTTATCTTGGTACTGCACAATTGCGTAGCTCTTTAGTGTCACTTGCAGAAGGTATTGGATATATTCCTGATTCCGTTAATTGTTCTCGAGGAATTGTTAATTTAACAACAAGTCTTGCGGGTGTTGCTGGTCGACCTAACAAAATAACAATACCGAGTGGATTTACTTTTAATAGTACAGTTGATGGAGTTGCATATATTTTTCAAACTCAAGAAGATATTTCTGCAACTGATGATGGAAATGGAAGTTATACTTTTCAATCTTCGGATGGTAGTGGAGATATACTCATTTATGAGGGAAAACAAAAAACAAAAACTTTTAGAATTACTGGACAAGCGGAAAACTTTGCATACATTATTCCAGACGAAACTATTGACATTGATACCGCAATCGTAAGAAGTTTTGAAACTGTTTCGTCTTCTGCTGGTACAACTTATACCGATTTAAGAAAAGCAACGAATATAACAGAAAGTTCTAAGATTTATATACTAAAAGAAACACCAAAAGGAGATTTTGAAATTACTTTTGGTAATGGTACAGTTCTTGGAGTATCTCCAGTTGCGGGTAATAAAGTGACCGTAGATTATCTAGCATGTGCGGGTGCAGAGGCAAATGGGGCAAAAACTTTTACTCCAGTAAGTCAAATAACTGTTAGTGGTGTTAATTACACAATAACTTCTACTACAGTATCAAACTCTTTTGGTGGTTCTCCAAAAGAATCTATGGCGTCAATCAGAACAACTGCACCATTTCAATACGCAACACAAAATAGAATGGTCACTGCGGAAGATTATGCAACTCTAGTGCAAAGAAACTTTGGTTCGTTATTAAATGATATTTCTTCATTTGGTGGTGAAGATGCACTTGAACCTGAATTTGGTGTAATCTTTTTATCTTTACTGTTTAGTAATGCAGTAGAAAATGATGAGACTTCGGGAGAAACAATTAAGCAAACAACAAAAGACAGTATTGTTGCACTTGCAAAAGATTTATCAGTTGCATCTTTTGATGTTAAATTTACTGACCCAGTACAAACATTTATTGAAACAAGTGTATTCTTTCAATTTAATCCCAACTTAACTACTCTTTCTGAAAATGCAATCAAAAACCAAGTACAAGATGTTATAACTAATTATTTTAGTGCAAACACTGGTAAATTTAAACAATCATTTAGACGAAGTAATTTATTAACACTAATTGACGCAGTAAGTCCATCAATTTTATCTTCTCGATGCACTGTCGGAATGCAACAAAGAATTACTCCAACTCTAACTGCAATATCTGATTATACTTTAAGAATGCCTCAAGCGATTGCAAGTCCAGATGATGTAAATAGAATTTTAACATCAACTGCATTTACTTTTCAAAATAAAAACTGTATTATAAGAAACCGTTTAAATTCTAACATTCTTGAAGTTTTTGATACTATTGCATCTGCAATTGTTGTTGATAATGTAGGGTCATATACGAATGATACTATTAATTTAGTAGGATTACAAATAGATGCAATACCAAGTGGTGAGGGTTTTGTAAAAATAACTGCAACACCTGATAACCAATCATTTGTCACACCTTTTAGACAAGACGTTATAAAACATGACTTAGGAAGGTCATTAGTATCAGTGGTTGAAGTATCAACAGATGTATTAAATTAAAATGACACATAAATCAGACGATACTCTAAGGGATGATGGTAGAAGAGAAATTGCTCTAACTACTGGTTTGGAAGTAAAGAAAAATCTTCCTGAGTATTTTAAAACTGATTATCCAAAAATAACTTCATTCCTAGAAGAATATTATCACTTTGAAGACAGTGATGTTTCTCCAAGTAGATTGGTTAATGATTTATTTTATAGTCGTGATATTAACCAAGTCGATACTTCTATGTTAAATTACATTGAAGATGAATTATTATTAGGACAGTCTTACTTTGAAGGGTTTGTTGACAAAAGAACTGCTGCTAAATTTTCAAATAATTTGTATCGTTCAAAAGGTACAAAGTTTTCAATTCAACAATTTTTTCGTATGTTCTTTGGTATTGATGTAGAGATAGTATATACGAAAAAAGATGTTTTTAAAATTGGTACGGAAGGAAGCGAAATAGGTGCGGAGTCAGTAAAATTTTTAACAAATGCAGAATTATTTCAACAATTTGCAATCAAGATAATTAGTGAATTACCAGTTAAAACATGGCAAAGACCTTATAAATTATTTGTACATCCAGCAGGAATGTTCATTGGTTCAGAAGTAAGACTAGAAGGTATTGTTGATAATGCTTTAACTGCACCAATAAGTCTTGTTGACTCAGATGTAGGAACAATTGATGTAGTGGGTGCGACTGCATTTAACTTTGATAATGTTATACAATTTGCACCAGAAATAACTGGGATTGCAAGGGATAGTGGTGACAGTGACGGAGTATTCAAAAGAGTTATTATTGATGATAATTTACTTGCGTCTCTTCAAACTACTAGTATTGTTGATATTTCAAAACAATATGAGTCATTAAGAGCTGCAGAATTAAGAACCAGTCCGACATTTGATGCAGATTCAACTGGTACAACTGGTACACAGAACATTGACTTTAGTAATGCATTTACTTCTGAAACCTTTGACCAAGAGAAATTTGAATTCTTTAGTGCAGATAGTGATGTTTATTATAGTAAATTAGATTCTGCATCACATTTAAGTTAATAACTTGTATAAATAGGAGAATAGGAAACAAAAATGGCAAAATCAGTAATCGCAAATGGAACAACCGCAAATGACGGAACGGGTGATACTCTTCGTTCAGCTGCTACTAAAATAAATTCTAACTTCTCAGAAATATATACTATGTTGGGGGGAGACTCAACCGCATTGACTTCAAGAATATCTTTTGGTGACGGTAATGTCACCTTTGAAGGTGCGACTGCAGACTCACATGAGACTACTTTAATTTTTACTGACCCAACTGTAGATAGACAAATAGTATTTCCGAATGCGAGTGGTAATATCTTATTAGACTCAAGTACTAATACACTAACTAATAAAACTCTTACAAGTCCCGTATTGACTACACCACAGATAAACGATACGAGTGCAAACCACCAATATGTGGTTGCAGTATCAGAACTTGCAGCTGATAGAACAGTCACATTACCTTTATTGACTGGTGCAGATGAATTTACTTTCAATGCACATGCACAAACATTAACGAACAAAACTTTAACTACTCCAACAATCAATGCTCCTACTATCACAGGTTTGTCTGGTGGTGGTATTTTAAAAGACTCTGCGGGTAATGAGGTATTAGAATTAACTAAGACTGCGAGTGCAGTTAATCATGTCAACATAACAAACAATGCAACAAATAATAATCCAAAAATAAGTGCAAAAGGAACGGACACTAATGTTGACATAGAGATAGAAGGACAAGGAACTGGGGGTATTTTATTAAATAGTCCTGAAATATTAAAACAAGAAACTGTAAGTGGTAATGGTGCATTATCGGTAGTATTACCATATAGTGAAATAACTAAAGGAACTGCGGGTGCATATTCACTTGCAGATGGTGTTGTTGGACAAGTTAAATACATTAGTGTAAGTGGTGCTGGTACTGCAACAATTACTCCCGCAAATTTTGGTGCGGGAACTACTTTAGCATTGCAACAAAATGAAACTGGAACTTTAGTTTTTGACGGAACAAACTGGCAAGTACTTGCAACATATGGAGGCGCAGTAGCGTAATAAAAAATGGCAGCGATTATAACAGACCCACTTAAGAATTTAGTCGTAGACTTACTTAAATTAAACGATAGTGATGCATCAAATAAATACTATGCAGCTATTGGTCGTTCTGAAACATGGAATGACTCGGATGTGTCTCCAACCCCTATAAGAACAAAAGCAGAAGAAAATGATTTTAGAAACTCTATGCAATCTATGAAATTAATTGGTGATGTGTCACTAGTAATTCCTAGATATAACTGGTCTACTGGTACATTTTATTCTGCATACGATGACACTCAAGTTGGATATCCAGCTAACTCTTATTATGTAATAAATACAAACCAACAAGTATACATGGTAATTCGTTCCGCTAAATCTGCAACGGGTACTGCAGTTGCATCTACAGTAGAACCTACTGGGGGAACTACGGGTACACCGTTTTTAACTTCTGATGGATATGTTTGGAAGTTTATGTATACTGTTAGTTCAACAAATGCAAACAAATTTCAGTCTGCAAACTTCTTACCAGTGCAATTTATTGCCTCAACTGACTCAAACTCACCAGTATCGGATGTAGAACAAAAAGCTGTACAAGATGGAGCTATTCATGGACAAGTTATTGGTTATGGTATTGACTCTGCGGGTGCGGGATATGGTTCTGCACCAACCTTAACAATAAGAGGAAACGGTTCAAGTGCAACTGCAACTGCAACAATATCTGGTGGACAAGTAGTTAAAGTAGAAGTTGCAGATAGTTCGGATGCAACACTTAAGATTGCAAACTTTGGTAGTGGTTATGATTATGCAAATGTTGAAGTGACTGGTGGGGGAACTCCAAGTAAACCCGCAAAGATTAGAACTATTCTTGCAGCTCAAGGTGGACTTGGTAATGACCCAACAGTTGATTTTAAAGCATCTGCAATTATGTTTAATGCAAAACCTTCGGGAACGGAAACACTTGACTTTGTAATCGGACAAGACTTTAGACAAGTAGGATTAATAAAAAATCCACAAGTAGATTCTGCGGGACATGGCGGTAATGGAGTTTCTACTGCATTCACAGCGGGAACTGGTCGTGCATTAAAAGCGCTAAACTTTTCTGCAGTAAATACTGACTTTTCAGAAGACAAAACCATATTAGGTGCAACTTCTGGTGCAAAAGCATTTATTGATAAAGACTCTGGAAACTCAGTATTCTATCACCAAAATGACGATACTGGATTTAGGTCTTTCCAAGCAGGTGAAACTGTAAACGAAACGGACGGAACTGGTACGGGTGTATTAGATAGTGCGGGTGCATTTACAACTGCATTTGAAGTAAACCCACATACGGGTGAACTAATGTATATTGACAATCGTTCTGCGGTGACTCGTTCTGCAGACCAAACAGAAGATATTAAAATTGTAATTCAGGTATAATAAAATGGCAACTAACTTTACTAAAAATAGTTTCGAAACCACATATAAAGATGATTTTCTAGATAGTGATAATTATCATAGAATATTATTTAACTCTGGTCGTGCATTGCAGGCAAGAGAACTTACGCAAATGCAGACTATTATTCAAGAAGAAGTTGCAAGATTTGGTCGTAATGTATTTAAAGATGGTGCAGCTGTAAACCCAGGCGGGCCGACTATAAACAATTCTTTTGAATTTGTCAAGTTAAATACAACAACAAATGCATTACCAACAGATTCTTCAACTTTGATTGGATTAGAATTTACGGGTGCAACTTCAAGTATAAAAGCAAGAGTAGTAAGAGTCGAAGTTGCAACTGGTAGTGACCCCGCAACAATATATGTGCAATACACTGATACTGATACAAGTGGTTTATCAGGTACAACTCCAGTAAGATTTACTGCGGGTGAAAATATTACTTCGGGTGCAACTACTTTAACTGTACAAACAACAAACACTGTCGCAAACCCAGCGACTGGACAAGGTACACTTATAAACAATGCGGGTGGAGACTTCTTCGTAAGAGGACATTTTGTTTTTGCAAAACCACAATCCGTATTAATTTCTAAATATTCTAAATATCCAGATGCAGTAATTGGATTTACTGTAAAAGAAGATATTGTCACAACTGCAGATGATACTGCATTGTTTGATAATCAAGGTGCAACTCCAAATACTACATCGCCTGGAGCAGACCGATACAGAATTCAATTGACTCTTGCAAACAAAACTACGGTATCTGCGTCCGATAACTTTGTATTTTATTGTGATGTAGTTCGAGGTGAGATAATAGAACAAGTCACGGGTGCAGATAATTACAATAAAATAAATGATGTTCTTGCGTTAAGAACAAAAGAAGAGTCTGGTAATTACATTGTTAATCCATTTAGAGTTTCTTATGAAGAAGACTCTGCGGGGGGAAGTACATCTAATTTAATTGCAAATGTTTCAAAAGGAACTGCATATATTAATGGATATAGATTTAATACTGAAAAACCAACAAAACTTGTTGTTCCGAAACCAAGAACAACAACTATAATTAATAATGATGTAGTAGGTGTTAACTATGGTTCATTTGTACTCGTACCAAATATACTTGGTAATCTAGGTATTGCATCCTTTGGTTTAGTTAATTTAAGAGACGCAGTTGCACATGGTGGTTCTACAGTTGGAACTGCAAGAGTAAGAGCAATACAAGAAGATGGTGCAAACTATAAAGTTTATTTATTTGATGTCAATATGTCCTCTGGTTCATTCCGTAGTGTTAGGTCTTTAGGTACAAGCACTACAGATTTTGCAGATATAATTTTAGAAAATAGTAATGCAATTTTACGAAACTCGGTAGAACAATCATTAGTTTTTCCAACATCTAGACCAAGACCTAAAAACTTAAGTGATATCTCACTTGAAGTACAAAGAATGTTTACGGGTACTGCAAACGGTAGTGGTCAGTTAACACTTACTTTATCTACAACTGGAGAAACTTTTGTAAACACTTCGGACTGGTTAGTCACAACTGACTCTGACGGTCTTACTGACTCTGACGCATCTTTTGGTTCAGTTGGAAGTAATTCATTGACTATATCTAATTTAACTAATAACAAAGCAGTGACAGTTTATGCAAAAGTAAATAAATCTATTGGACAGTCTAGAACAAAAACCTTGACAGAAGAAACACATTCTGGTACAATAGTGACCGAAGGTGGTATATCTTTCTTAAAATTACCAAGAGCAGATATCTTTGAAGTCCTATCAATGAAACAAACTGATTCGAATGGTGCGGATTTATCTGCAAAATTTGAAGTTGATAACGGACAAAGAACAAACTATTATCAAAATGGTAGATTGGTTGTAAGAAAAAATACTTCTGCACCAAGTGGTACAATTTTTACTCGTTATAAGTTTTTCTCACACGGTGCGACTGGAGACTTTTTCTCTGTTAATTCGTACACTGGTCAGGTTAATTATGAGAACATACCAGACTTAACAATTAGTTCAAGAAAATCTGTAAATTTAAGAGACGTAATTGACTTTAGAAGTGTTAGAGATAGTGGTGCAGCTACTGGTTCTTTTGGAACTATTCATGAATTACCTTCAAATGGTGATGTTGTGACTACCGATGTAGAATTTTATTTACCAAGGTCAGATAAAATAGTTGCAAATATAGATGGAACATTAAAATTAGAGTCAGGTCAGCCTGGGTTTAGTAGACAATTACCACCTACACCAGAAAATACTTTAAGTCTATTTGAACTAAATTTAAATGGGTATGGTATTAGTGACTCGGATTTATCTACAAGAGTAATGAAATCAAAAAGATTTCGTATGGAAGACATTGCAAGACTTGAAGAGAGAATAGATGACCTTGAAGAAACAACTGCATTAACTTTCTTAGAACAACAAACAGAAACTTTATTAATTACTGACTCTAGTGGTACTGCAAGAACTAAGACTGGTTTCTTAGTTGATAACTTTAAAGACAGAGCATTCTCTGATAACCAAGACCCAGATTATCGTGCATCAATAAATCCAGCAACAAAAACTTTACATCCACATGTTTCTGTATTAAATGTACCATTAGATTATGACTCTGCAAAATCTTCGAATGTAATATTAAAAGGGGATAATATTTATTTACATTATAGTCATGACTCTGCAATTGCAAATAGACTTGTTTCTGGAACAGAAAATGTTAACCCATTTGCAGTTGTTGTACACGAAGGACAAATTACTCTATCTCCTGAGTCAGACATCTGGGTAAACACAGAATTCGAACCCGCAAATGTGACCAATGTAGAAGTCACAGTTGACCAAGGAGTAATACAAGGACAACAACCAAGACCTTTTGCATGGAATGGTGTCCAGTTGCCTAATTTTGGTGCTTTTAGTCAATTACAATTAGATACTACTAACTGGTTTGGTAATTGGGGTTGGAACTGGCTTGGTATTCCTAATGTCACATTTAATCCTAATGTCGTGACACGGGATGTGACACAAGGTAGAAGAAGAACTAGAACTTTCTCGCAAGAGATAATAACTTCAAGTGAAGTAGTAAATGAAGTAATTGCGGACAGAACAGTATCTTTAACTTTTGTTCCATTTATGCGACCAAGATTAGTATTCTATAAAGTAGAAGGTTTAAGACCAACAACAAGATATTTCCCATTCTTTGACGGGACTGCATTTGATGACTTTACTCGTGCGGGAACAAGTGAATTCACAAATGTTGCGGGACAAACTTATGTTGGTAATCAATATCAAGGATTAAACGCACATCCGAGTGGAAGTACAAATATTGTCACCGATGCAAATGGAGCAGTGGAAGGTTCTTTCTTAATACCTTCTTCTGATACAAACAGATTTAGAAGTGGTGATAGAGAATTTAAATTATTAGATATTTCAGTTGATAATCAATCATCTGCAACATCTTTTGCAAGTAAAGTATTTACTTCAAGAGGAACAATTGATACTAGACAACAAGATATTGTTAGTACTAGAACAACAAGTATTGCAACAAGAACATGGGAACAAGTCACATGGTCTGACCCACTTGCACAAACCTTTATGGTGACTGCACCAAGTGGTATGTTTGTCACTAAAGTACAATGTTATTTTTCAACTAAAGATACTGCAATACCAGTGCAATTGCAAATAAGACCAGTTGTAAATGGTGCGCCTAGTTCTGACCATATAGTTCCAGGCTCAAGTGTATTTTTAAATCCTGCTTCGGTTAATACACCTGCTAGTCAAACTCAAGATGCAGTTTTATCTGCACCGAGTACATTTGAATTTACTGAACCAGTATTTTTAAATGCAGATACCGAATATGCAATTGTATTACTTGCAGATTGTACTTCATATAATGCATATGTTGGTGAAACTTATGCATTTGAATTAGGAAGTACTGAAAGAAGAATTAACAGACAACCATCATTAGGAAGTTTATTTAAATCACAGAACGGAACTACATGGGAGCCTGACCAAACTAAAGACCTTGCGTTTACTATGTTTAAAGCAGAATTTAGTACTGCGGGTGGTTTTGCAACTTTTGAAAATGCACCAGTACCAGATAATTTATTGTCTGCAAACCCAATCTTAACGGACTCGGGTAGTACAAGTATTACTGTACTTTCACCAGACCATGGATTTAAAGTAGGGGACGCAGTCACAATTAGTGGTTTTGACTCTGCGGGAACTGGAGTTTTAAACGGAATAGACTCTGCGGGTGCAGTAAATAAAGCACACACAATTACTGGAGTAGACGGAAACTCTTATCAAGTAAATATAAATGACTCTGCAACTGCATCTGGTTATGTTGGTGGTTCTAGAGTTAAATCAACCAGACAAATTTTAATGGATATTGCTGTTCCAACTTTGGACAATATAGTTCCAGAAGATACAACTTTAAGTTTTTCTGGTAAATTTACTACGGGTAATTCACTTGCGGGTAATGAAACAAGATTTTCAAAAGATGCAAGTTTTTCAACGGACTTAGTATTAAATACTGATAATTCTTTTGATGCACCAAGATTACTTGCAACTGCAGCTAATGAAACTGCACAATTAGGTGCGGGTGAAAAATCTACAACTATTCGTGCAAATATGAATACAACTCGTGCAGATGTGTCACCAGTAATCGATACACAAAGAAGTGGACTACTTGCAGTTCATCACAGAATTGATAATCAAGTATCTGGGGGTGCGTCTGCGGGTGTAAGTAATACTCCACTACTATTTGTTGCAGAAACACAACCATTTGGTGGTAGTGCATTAAGTAAACATATAACTAGACCAATTACACTTCTCGAAGATGCGGTTAACTTAAAAATATTATTTGCATGTAGAAAACCTTCTAGTGCAAGTTTTGATGTGTATTTTAGAACTGCAACCGAAGGACAAGATATTACAGAACAAAGTTATGTCCTTGCAAATCTAGAATCTCCAGTTGCAGCTGATAATACTAATTTCAAAGAGTACCGATACATGGCATCATTACAAAATGCAATCGCATCTTTTAACCAATATCAAGTTAAAATTGTAATGAATTCAACTAATTCTTCGAAAGTGCCTGTCTTTAAGGACTTGCGTATTATCGCACTTGCAACATAATGGATGAAAATAGATATATACAAGTTGAAGGTAATCCAAGTCTTGTAAGAGATAGGGAAAGTGGTGCAATTTTAAATTCAGATGTATCTGAAATAAAAAGACAGAAAGAAATAAAAAGAAAAAACTTGTTAAAAGAACAAGAATTAGTAGAACTAAAAGAAGAAGTGTCTGAATTAAAAGACCTTGTTAAACAACTGGTA